AGCCGTCCACTCGCGCTCCAGCAAAAAACGAACCTCCAAATCCTCCACGCTGTAGTCGGCACGGAAGTTTCGCCAGGTTCGTTTATCTCTGAAAATTTCCCTTAACATAGCGATTAATGGGGGGGTATATATATAAAAAAATATTTTTATTTTATTTTCTTTTCCAAATTACTTTAACTTAATAGCAAGCCATACTAATAGCCATAGCAATACGAACACTGGGTTGATAGCCAACAACAATAACAACAATGCTATACGTGGACTGATGAACAACATAATAATAAATAATAATATAATCATTTGCTTCTCCCTTATCGTATAGAGCAGTAGGGACTCGAACCCTACACCACGTCAGTACACCATGTTACTCTAACAGCTGTCTTGTATAGTTGTGCCAAGGTACTGCGCAATAGCTTAGCACTTCTTCTATGGACTATACACAACTAACACAACAAAGGGAGTCGCACCCTCATCTTCTCTTTTCAGAGCTGCAATACTATTATACTATGATGTGTTATTATATGCCAGCTACGTTAAAGGTTCACTAACATATAATAAAATAAAGGAGAACACGAACAGCAGGAATCGAACCCACGTTTACAGGTTTGGAATCTGTAGCATTACCACTATACTATGTTCGCAATATGCAAAGGGCTGTTAGTTACTTGCACCCTCTGCTTGGCTGTCAACTCTATAACATTTAAGTACCGTCAATCAGTACACCTGTTCTTTTAATTCAAAACGTTTAATATTCCAGCTACTACTAAGAAGATAGATGTAAACACACTCAATGCAATAGCTAGATAGTCGTGGCGATAGCACCACTCTTTAAAGTTGGTGACTGAACCTACACCATATAAAATGCCAAGAATAATCAAGGCAATATTAATTACAATCATTTATTCTCCTGACTTTCTACATAGAGTAAGATACAAAAGGCGTCAGCTTGATCATCATTGATATCATCATCAGGTACTATGTTATAGCTCTTGAGTATCTCAATGCTTTGTTCTTTTCTTGCTTTGCTTTTACCTTTAATAAGATGATAACCACACCATTTGGAATTAGGTATATCAACATATCCAATGTTATGACGGTTACGCATGACTCCTAAGAATGAACCGTTAGCTCTAATCAATGAGATGTTTCCCTTAGACTTGAATGTGATGATAGGCTCTTCAATATAAATAAAGTAGTCAAATAAGTTGTAATGCTCAATGATTTCTGTTATCCCATCAGCAATTATCTTTGCACGTTCTAAAGGGTCTTTACTTTTACCACCTGCAATTGAACCGACTACATACTCATTTGTCAAAGGATTGCGAAACGCATAACCAGTATTAGAAGTGCTAAAGTCAATCGCTAAGGCTTTGCTCATAAATCAGAGCTCAATTCAATGTAAAGTTCTTTGTTTAGTTCTCCGATATCAAACAAGTGTTTAACATAGTGTTCGTACTCAATCGGAGTCAATACTTCTTTTTGTGATAAAATATGCTCTTTATTCATTTCTTTATTCTCCCTTAAAATTTAAAGCTGTATCAAGATTAATCAAACCACATTCAACAGCATTAAGTAAGAACTCGTTAAAGTCAACCATTGACAATGTTTCTTGCTTAAATAATAGCTGTTCTTCTGTCATTTGCTTTTCCTCTCTTAACTTCTGTATTTATTATAGCATATCCACTTTTTGGAGTAGTGTTATCCTCTGTTATGTAAGATATGATTGACTTTGTAGGCATTTTGTGTTATACTCTTTATAGGAGGTAACTATGGCTAGAGATAAATATCTGATGTACTTACGACAGCAAGAATACAAGAAACGTATTAAAATTAAAGTAGATAACACAAGAGCTAGAATGAATAGAGAGTATATGAATCAGCCAGAAGTAGATAAGGAAACATTAGAACTATGGAACAATCAGCCAGCAATATATTTTGACTTAGGAGAAAATAAATAAATTATATTAAAAAAATAAATCAGCCCCCTTAGGGCTTTTGTTTCACGCTTGACCGCAATTTGACTAGAAGTGACAGAAAGTAAGTGCATTGTGTGTCCTGTTTGTAAAGTATGATATCAGTAAGCGCAATTAGCTTATTGTTTGTAAGATTTCTAAAGGAATTCCGGAGTGTTTGATAATCTTTTTATCTTGTACTGGAATTGTGAAAGGTTTAAGAAAACAAGAATAATTTACATAACACAAGATAACTCAAAGTGTAAAATGTGATATGTTAAAATATAAGTATCTAATAGTTGACAAGATGAAAAAGTTTTGATATTATTAAATAAGTTAATTAAATAGTTAGTTGCTGAATGACTTGTGACTAATGTACATAGAGAATTCAACATTGAATAAAGTTGAAAATATCGAAAGTCATTCATAATCTTACGCTTGAGGGTCGGGATAGTTGCTTAAAACCTTGACTCAATTGAAATATGTGATTACTTTACAAATAGCCTAGAGCGTAGCATGAAATAAAAGATTATGAGTTCCTTGAGTGTCGTGAACAGAAACACTCCGTGACGCGTAGAAGTCTGACAGAGTTATTTATAGAAAAGTTTTGAAATTAAGTTTCTTTTCTTTTAACTTGCTGGGATTATACGACACGTTAGGGGCTAGGGGCTATCTAAAAAAGTAGCACATAATAGAATTTAATATTTGACAAATGTAAGATAATTTGATACTATTGTATATGAAAAGGAGAAATATGAAAAACTTTAACAGAACTCAATCATTAGAAGAGGCGATCGAAACAGCTGATGAAATCGAACGTAAACTTAAAGAATGTGATTTAAAATGTATGACAGACGAAGAGGCCTTAAAAGAGATAGCTGACTTAGCTAATAAAATCGATTTAGCTTGGTTCAAATAATAAATAACAGTCATTTACGATGATGAAAACGGAGAAAATAGATGAGTTATACAACAAAACACAAACCTTACAAACTGAAAAGCATTAAATGTAGTGGTTGTGGCTGGCCAATATCACACTGCATGGACTTAAAAAAAGAACAACTTAGAATAAAAAGTTTAAAAAAAGAAGTCGTAAAAGAATACATCCATGTAGACAATCCTAAATGTAAGCATTGCATTGAATTAGAAAAAGGAGAAATATGAAAAGTATAATTATATTACAGATTATTTTTGATGTAATTCTAATTGCTTTATTTGGATATTCAGGTTTTACTGGAGAAAGTCCGATTGATTTAATTGTTGCTTTATTATGGTGTATTTGTTTATGGCTACACATTTATGAACTTAATAGATTTAAGGCTTGACTTTTCAAGTCTTTTTTGCTATTATATACTAAAGGAGAAATAAATGACTAACATATTTAATAAAGTACAGACAGCCAAGCACTTAAAAGAGCGTGAAGACTTAATAAATTTAAAAGATGACTGGCTTATTGATACTTTAATGCCAAGTTCACAAGCTGGAATACTTGTAGCACCGTTTAAGTCGTTTAAAAGCTCTCTAGCAATGCACATGGCTTTAATGGTGTCGCAAGGGTTACCTTTTTTTGGTTATGACACAAAGCGTAGTAAGACACTATATATAGATAATGAAGATACTGACAGAGAGTTAAACAAAAGGCTTAGAAATAAAGATAATGCACCAGAAGACTTACATTTTTTAACAGGTGGCGAGTTTATGCTTGATGATTCCCACCACATGAACTTATTATATGAGTACATCAAAGAAAAAGAAATCAAATTCGTTATATTGGATAACCTAATGACCATGTTGAGAAATGGAGATATACTTTATAGTAAAGACTTTGAACCAATGCTTAGAAGAATTACACGTTTGAAGTTACTCTTTCAAGATGTAACATTTTTACTGGTGGCTCATGCAAATAAATCAGCTTATGCAAACTCAATGGACGATAAAGCCTATATAGTAAAGCCTAGCGATGCCTTAGGTGGTTCTACTCTTACAGCTTGGGCGGAGTTTATGCTGATGTTAAGCCCTAAACGTGGAAAACATAACGACTTCTCTAAGTTATCAGTAAAAGCGCGTGGTTACCAGTTTGATGATGATTTAAACTTTTCTTATGTTGATTCAGTATTTACTTGCGTCAATAAATCTAAAAAAGAACCAGATAGCGAACTAGTGGAAAAAGTAAAGGTTGAAACTCCGATCGAAACGACGAAAGAATCGGCACAGGCTTTCTTAGACTTAGCTAAAGAGCAAGGAAAGGTAACAGAAAATGAGTGATAAAAAATACGTTGTTTATTACCATGAAAAATTAAATGAATACTTCTATGACTATTATTCAAGGTTTAACATGAATGAACAATATTCAAAACCTGTTTTATATAGTGATGACTTTGAATTAATGGAGAGAGCAAAAAATGAACTCAATGAACGACTACAAGAACAAAGCTATTAATTTACATGCAGAAGTGTATGGCTGGCTATATCGTGCATTAGATGAGATGATAAAAGCAGAATGGCACAATGACGAGCTCTTCAAAGTCTGGCTTGGACGTGCTGAATTTCTAGTTAGACAGTCTAAAAAATTGCATACAGCTTGCGAAAATGATTATTCTAAGCGTGCATTGATTAGGGCTTTGCAATTAAAAGTAGAAATAAACGAAAAAATATCATCTAATGCTTTACAATAGTAAATAATTTTGGTATAATAGTATATATAGAAATAAAGGAGAACTAATGATAACATCTTTTGAATCACTAGCTGAAAGGCGGTTAATGACTCTCAATTATCACAAAAAAGGTAGTCAACAGTACATCAATAGTTTAAATTACTTTGAATATGCTCGAATATACTTCGAGAAAAATGGCTTTCCTGATGATAATAGACGAGTTTATCAAAGTGGCAAGCGAAAAGGTCAAAAGGTTGGCTGGTCTGATAAAGAGGAAAAGCAACAGAAAGACGATATTAGAGAGTTCATATATGAAAAGCAACTACAAAAGTTTAAAAGCAGAAGAAAAAGCTAGTAAACATTATGCTAGAGGCGTTAGAAAGCTGTCTAAAGAGCTCGAAGAGATGAACGAAACAAAGTACAGGGCAGAACCTAACGAGTGCTTATATGGCTTGATAAGCGAATTATGGAGCTATTGGGGTAAAGGTTGGATCCTGCCTATGCTTAAATATAATATCGAAATTACAAGGCAAGGCGATGTATTCACTGTGGAAAGGGGAGAAAATGAGCGAAGTTGAAACTTTTGTTAAAATTGAGGGCTTTGAAAATTATGAAGTATCTAATCTAGGCAAAGTTAGAAATATAAAAAGTGGAAGAATACTTAAACCTTATCTTAATCATAATGGATATTTAATGCTTTGCTTATATGGATATGATAAAAGGAAATGTCTGCTCCTGCACAGAATTATAGCAACTGCTTTTATAGACAACCATGAAGAAAAACCTTGTGTAAATCACATTGACGAAAATAAGTTAAATAACGATTTAAGTAATCTTGAATGGTGCACTGAAAGAGAAAACGTCATACATGGCACTAGGACAAAAAGGGCTGCTGAAAAATTATCAAGAAAAGTTATTCAATTAGACTTAAATGACAATGTATTAAATGAATTTGAATCAATGAGACAAGCAGAACGAGAAACAGGAGTCTTAGTCGGAAATATAAGCAGTTGTTGCAACGGAAAAACAAAAAGCGCTGGCGGATATAAGTGGAGGAGAAAATGAGCGTATTTGAAAAATTAAGCGTCATTAATGTTAATGATAAAAAGAGTAAAAAGAATAATCTTGACTATCTATCTTGGGCATTTGCATGGTCTGAGGTAAAAAAAGTATATCCTGAAGCTAATAGTAAAGTTTATGAAAATGAGCAGGGGTTAAATTATCACACAGACGGTAGGACGGCTTGGGTTAAGGTTGGTATGACTATTGAGGGCCTAGAACACATTGAGTATTTGCCTGTAATGGACTATCGTAACCAATCTATCCCAGTTGAAAAAATTACTTCAATGGACGTAAATAAAGCCATTCAACGCGGACTAGTTAAGGCGATCGCTCGTCATGGTTTAGGGCTATACATCTACGCAAATGAAGATTTGCCCGACTTGACAGAAGAACAGAAAGAGCTTGAAGCAGAAAAGCAACGACTTAGAGAGATTCAACCACTTATCAAACGAGCTGAACAACTAGGATACCGAAATATTGACAGCTTGAAAAATAAGACTAAAAAAGAAATTACCGACATCATGACGATTTGGTTAGCACAGCAAGAAGCAGAAAAAGGAAAATAAAAAATGGCAATTATCACAGTTACAACACAAGCAAACGAAAAAAATACACGAACAGTAAGCACAGCAAAAGGCGACAAGAAAATTATTTCAGTACCTTTATTTGAAAAAGAAAAAGGATCTAACGTAAAAGTCGCGTACGGTTCAGCGTTCTTGCCTGACTTCATTCAATTAGGAGACACCGTAACGGTCAGTGGTCGTGTACAAGCTAAAGAATCAGGCGAGTACGTAAATTATAACTTTGTTTTCCCTACTATTGAAAAAGTATTCATTCATGACGGCAATAGCGCACAGGTACAAGCTAAACAAGACTTATTTGGTGGTTCTAAACCGATTGAAGTCAACACGGAGGATCTTCCTTTCTAGAAAGTTGGTTTCATGTACACAGCAGAAGAAAAAGAGCAAATTATCGACATCGTGGATAAGATGAGCTTACTAAAACAAGACTTTGACGGAGCTTTCACTTGGATCAAGGAAAACGTATCAATGCCTTTTGACTTTGACGGTGAACAGCAATTTATATCAGACTTGAAACAGTTAGTTAAAATTAACGCTTTGAAGTTTGGTAAAATATATGAAGGAGTATTAAATTGACAACACTACGAGAATTACACAAAAAACTTAAAATCAAGCAGACACTTGATAACTACGTACGAAACACAAATAAAAAATACAAGTATAATCTTGTAGCTGATGAAATTCTTGGCGACGGACTGGCTAAACTGATTGAGCTTAATACACAAGGCAAACTTGGACGACATGCACAGCAAATTGCTTACATCAATCATAACTTGAGCTTACAGCGACAAAAGGAGCAACTGGAACAAGCTAACGAACGACTTGCTAAACGTGCTGAGAAAGCCCAAAAATTGCTTGACACGGAACTTCTGAAAGATAGCTACATCGAAACACTTGAAATGTTTAGTAAATTCAATTCAGCAAAACAATATACTATGTGGGACGACCTAGAAACTCCAACTAAAGTGATTGAGTTCATGGAAAAAAACGGAGTTAAACAAGGGAAATGGCTACGTCATGAAGGAGTCGACGCTTGGTTCAAAGAGCGAATCATCTGGTTCAAAAATAAATTGAAAGAGGCTTAAATGGCTGAAAAAGTTATATTACACACTATTGAGAGCGAACTAAGAGAACAAATGGAAGCCTTTGACGGAACACTAGAAAGTTATATATATGCTGGAAAATGGTTGAAGAAAAATGGGGATAGAATACTAAGCGAATTTTATTGGCTTCATAAAGTTATAAAAAGAAAAAAATAATTAACAATAAAAACTTTTTGCTTGACAGCTTAGAGTTTTTTTGATATACTTGTTTTAACGAATGAAAGAGAGAAACAACAATGGAAAACAAATTAATTAAAATCAACTCAATGGAAACTTTAGAGAATGGTTTTATCTCAGTTAATGCAGATTTTGAACTAGGACACTTAGAATTTTGGACTAATCAATGTGAAATTGACAGACTAATCGCCGGTGGTAACATGGATAGACTTACAGAGGATAGATATGAATAAAGTTATTATAATAGCACTAGTCGGAATTGGACTATATGCTTTTTTTACATTAGTGGACTTGATTAAAACGAAAGGAAGTAAATAATGAGTAAATACTTTAACGACAAAAGATATTGCCATTGCTTCGATATTCAAACGAGTGACGGTTTAGGAGTTTGCAAAGGTTGCAGAGGATACATAAACATCTGTTATAGTTGCGATCGCTGTTTGCGTTGCTGGTATACATCACAGATTGAACTATTTACTGAATATGATGAACCTAAGTTGCTGGAACTTATAGAAAACTGGAATAAATTATATCAAACTAGAAAGACAAGGAATTTTAATGCTTAAGTTAGACGAGAAGAAAATTAGAAAAGGTAGACCAATCGGATTACCATACCAAGGAAGCAAGAAGAAGATAAGCAAAAAAATAGTTGAAATTATCAAACAGAACTTTGGCACAACTAAACCGATTTATGATATTTTCGGAGGTGGTGGAGCAATTACAGCCGAATGTATTTCAAATGGCTTAGAAGTGCATTATAATGACTTAGACAAGGATATAACCAACGCTTTTGAACGAGTTATTTCGCAAGACCGTGAGTGGATTAAAACCCTTATTATTTCACGTGAGGAGTTCTTTGAGATTGAGGCGAAAGAAAACAAGACAACAGACGACTTTTTGAAGTTGCTGATTAACTCTTTCGGAAATAGCATGAAAGGCTTTATGTATTCTAAAGAAACTTCAGACTTAAAATATAATCTAGCTAAAGAAATTATTAAAAATCATGATGTTTTTAGCGGTTATAAACAGACAGAGACATATAAGAAAATTACTTCTGGGTCAGAATGGGATTGGTTTAATGAAAAAAGGGATCAATCACTTGAACAACTTGGGCAACTTGGACAACTTGAACGACTTCAAAAATTAAATAAAATAAAAGCTACAAACAAAAGTTATCAAGAATTTAGCAAAGTTTCTGGAGCTATATTATATCTTGACCCGCCTTATGAGGGAACGACACAAGAGGGATACAAGGGCAAAAAACAAAAGAGAATAGTTAAACCTGAAGTTTATAAAGAGATGCGTGATAAGCTATTAAAACTACAGTTAGGAACAAAGATAGAGCATGATAGTTTTATTTTTTCTCTTGGAATTGATGACAATAACAAAAACAGAATGTATTACAAGGACGTTAGACCAGCTTTTGATAGTCAAGAGTTTTATGACTGGGCATTTGAAATGTCTAAAACTAACATTGTGATAATTTCTAGCTATTCAATTTCAGACGAACGCTTTGAAACTGTATATTCTTTTGATAAAGCACATAGCACTTTGCAAGGTGGAACAAGAAACGATAAATGTGAGAAATTATTTATGGTTAAAAATAGTTAATGTTTGACAAAGTAAAAGTAATTTGATAGAATGTAATTATGAAAGAGGTGAAGAGATGACAACCGAAGAAATAGTGCAAAACTATCAAGTGAAATTATTAAAGATTATATTTAAAGAGATTGATAGCCTGATGAAGAAGAAAGAAAAGGTTGATATAAACGCAAGTAAACTTGCTGAAAATGGGTACTCTGTGAGAACGTCAGCACATTGGAAGTCATTAGGAACCGCAGAGTTTTACATTAAAGAGATGTATGAAAAATTGAGTGCTTTAGCTGAAATTGATAGACTCTTCCATTGGTCAAGTCGTTTACATCAAGAACAATTGCAATTTGTTAGTAAATACCCTGAAGTAATGGAAAAATACAGACAATCAAATTAAGGGGAACAAAATGAAAGATACAGCAAAAACTTTAATGATAGTTGCAGGTGTCGGCTTTACGCTTATCGCTATTGTATGGCTGGCTATGATTGCAATTTTGGCTATTACATGGCTTGGAGGAATCATCTAAATGAATTTTAAAGAAAATAAGCACTATGCTAATAAATACGGTGTAGAACTTAACGAATACTTGAAACATAATTTTAACTACGAAGAACTTGTAGGCTGGTTTACAATGCAGGTATTGAAGTATCTAGTAAGAGCTGGCAAGAAAGAGGGAGAAAGCTACGATAAGGACCACAATAAGGCTTTAGACTATGCCAAAGAACTTGCTAACTTAAGTAACGAGAATGAGCTCACAGAGTATACTACTGACGATATTATGGGCTTTATACAAGAACTAGCTGATGATTTTGAACGCTGGGAAGGAATAAAATAATTTAAAAGAGTTAATGTTTGACAGCATTGGCTTTTTTTGATACAATTAGTCTTATAGAAATGAAGGAGAACGAAACAATGATAGTATTAACAACTAGAAAACAACAAATCGTAGAAGAATATGGAATCAACACAACTTTCACAGAAGAGCAAATGAAAGATAAAGAGTTTAGAAGAAAATGGACAATGTACTTGTTAAGTATTCAATATGATGTAAGTGGTGCTGAAATTCCTGAAGAAGTATTACAAGAAGAGGCGGATCTAATTTTTGGTTAAAAGAACAAAGTTAATGTTTGACAGCATTGGCTTTTTTTGATACAATTAGTATTATAGAAGTAAAGGAGACAGAAATGGAAAAATACAACGTTAAATTGATGAACAATAAAAAAGGATATTTGAACTCTTTTAAAAATGAGCTAGGGGAAAAGTTTCTCTTCCTAGGGTTTAAAGAAGAAAGGAATAACTTTAAATCAGAGTTCACTAAAGAAGAGATAAAAGCGATTGATGAAAGATACTTGGAATTTATTGAAGAGGTCTAAAGTTAATTCTTGACAAATATAAAGTATTTTGATAATATTGTTTTATAGAAAGGAGATTAAACAGTGGCAATAGTAGCTTATAACCCTATGACGGAAGAAGAACTACACTTTAGTTGTAAGGCTCAATGTGCTAAGTATTTCGGACTTAAAGCTAATACAGTCATCAGGTGGCTTGACAACGGTATGCCTGTAATTGAACTGCTGACAGACCTAGATAGAAATCAAGTAGAAATTGAAAAACAAAGTAAGCTGAACGGCTTTGAATTATTTACGATAAATGAATGGAGTGTTTTTGATAATTAATTACGAAGACATGAAAATAGAAAGTTTTGGTGAAAAAACAAATGAAATTATTTAACAGAAAACCTAAGGACAAAATTAAAGTAGCAGCAGCATTTACATTAAAAGGATTAACAAAACAAGTAATTCGATTAGAACAAAAAGGGTTTATTAAACAAGGAGAAATCCAAAGTGATACGTTTGAAGGAACTACTATGGCTTATAAGCAAGCAATGATTAAGAAAGCTAGTGAATAATATGTGTAAGAAACGCAAATACACAAAAATGGGCGCTTTATATTCAATAGTGAATGCCCAACATAGGAAAAAGAAAGCTGATAAGATACCAGTTAGAGCTTATCGCTGTAAGTGGTGTAATTTATATCACTTATCAAGTCAGCAAAGACTAAACATAAAGACAGGAGTAATTGGATGATGAAAGATGAATTTACATACTACATAGTATCTTGGATATTGGAAAAAGAAATTAAATCACGTAAGTTTTATAATAAAAAAGAGGCTTTAAAATGGAATGAATTACTTCCAGAAGAACAAAGATATGAAGTTAAAAAGCATACAGAAATCACGGAGGTTATAGCATAATGACAAACGAAGAATTATACGAAAGAATCACTAACGTACTAAAAGAAAAAGGCAGCACACTCAGCCAACTTGAGTTAAAAATTAAAATTGAAACAGGTAGATCGCCTAACCTATACATTGCTAAAAATAAAAAAAGATTGCCTAAGGTATTTGTATATCCTTATTTAAAAGAGTTCTTAAATGATGATGAAATGCACGATCTTACGCTTAAAAAAATGGATAGTGCAGGAGTTGGAGGAAAGGCTTTTGACTTATTAGATGAGATATTATATAGCTTAGAGCCAAGTGAAGAATACCTGTACAAGCAACGGTTGAAACGTAAAATGCAAAGGGAGGTAATGAGATAATCTTACACGAATACACAAGTAAAATAAATAGTTCAAAATGTTCGCGGTCAACAGCACGAAAGATTGCGAATGACTTGAACAAGAATGACCCTTTCAATAATTATCTAGTAAGCCTTGAGTTAGGCTCTAAACGGTACATTATTGAAAAACTTGAAATTAGAGGTATGAATAGATGAAGCGTTACTATATAGAAGAAGAAGACGGCAAAGAGATTAAGCGAAAACTAACAACTTTTGCTAATGATGATTTGACACAGCTTTCGGATGATGAACTAGAAATATTATATTATGAGTCATCTGCTCAATTTTTAGCTAAAGCAATGCACTTCATGAAGATTGAGAACGAGCTATTTTCAAGAAAGAATGTAACTGTAAGTGATGAAATTCTAATAAATACCGGCAATAATATTATTGAAGCAATTAATCAGGTAAGCAATTGAACCATGAAATAGGAGGATAATTATCTTTATTTTAACAGACGATACAACTAGAAGTATAGCGTTGATTCAATTCGCTCATAAAAAGGCGGACAAGGGCTTTAATGATATTGTGGCACAATTATATCAACAAGAGTTTAAAACGCAAGAGAAAGCAAAATATGAGCATATAAGGCAAGCTAAGGAGAAAGCACTTGAAGAACAACGAGTTAGTGAAGAGAATAAACGAAGAGTTGAAGCTGAAAAACAAGCCGAAGTTGACAGAATCGCAAGAGAACATGATAAGACAATTAAACAACTTGACACCGAAAGAGCGCAAGAAGTTAGCGGAGAAGATGAAAATAAGGGAGGTATACCGAACACAGCAACTAGTGGCACTATTGGGAGTGATTAGTCACGAGTAAGTCCTGAACAAGCAAGTAAGCATATACCAAGGTTCAGGAGGTACAGCTTGGGCGACATGGTAAAATATAAATAAAATTAAAAAATAGAAAGTAGGATATCCTCTTTAAAATAGCTCAATTACAGAAGAAAACCACCAATTAAGGTGGCCTTTTTTTATTTTGAAGTGTTAGCTTTTCCAAACTCATCATCTAGTTCTTTTTGATAAACTACATCTGTAATATCTGCCGTCTTTTGGAACGTTTTGAGCAAGCGTGTTGTTTTAATCCAGCGAATAGTTACACCGTCCGAAATATAAGCACGTTTAGTATCAACAGTATTAAATAAAATCATTTTCTTTTTTCCTTTTCCTTTGTTTGAGGCATTGCCATTAGATTGCCCTGTAAGACGTTTGTTAAGTTCTGCGATAAAGTATGAGCGACAACTCTCTACCGTGCCACCGTGTGCCTCTACGGAACGTCTAGGGCAACTTGTACTTGATAACTCTTGATGTAGCTTCACAGTATCACGATTAGGAGTTAGTCCCCACTGTTTCATATACTTAGCTACGTCATCTAGTACCGCTTGTTCATTTCTCAAGAACTGGGTTAAATCGCCTTCTGATTGGCACACTTCCCAACTTGCATAATTTGCATTACCGTATGAGTTAGCACAATGCCAAGCCATATTAGAGAAGTCGGAAGCCTGTAATCGTCCGTCAGAAGCAACGTAGACATGAGCAAAGCCATTTGCTGGATCGTGATTAGGTAACCAGCCATTATAAAAACTAGTGTTAGCCCCATTTGAACCTGCGTCATTGTGAATTACAACCCCAGTAGGGTTATGCCCACGTACACCAGCGTTAGTTATATTCATTCTTTTTTGTCCTCCGTTTGCTCTTCTTCAGCTTCAGGAATACTTACACCATTCTTTTTAATAAGTTTAACTAAACCGTCGAACATAGGGCTAATTTTTGCGATTAAGTAAATAAATTGTCCTACAAAGTACAACAAAGCTACGTTAATCACAGTTTTAGCAATATCAGAAGTTGAGGGAGTTTGAGTAAAGTAAAAGACTGCATATAAAACCCACAGGGAGAAAATAACCGTCAAATCAATTACAAGTCTACGTTTAAAAGGTGGATTCATTGCTTCTCTATCTTTGACCCACGTAGCGAATAAAATCGCCAAAATTAAGATAGTTATTAAAATCATTCTAGTTACCATTTTTTGTACCTTTTCTATTTTTTAGTTGCTATAAATTCAAATTTAGCTGTAGCATTTACACCAGTTTGATTATTAGGGGACATAAAACGAATACCAGGACCGTCACGCATTATCCAAACGCTCTTGTTTGAATCTGCTATTGAAACACTAGAATTAATTTCATTAAATTCAGAAGGTAAAGTAGGCTTCCCGATGTATGGTCCCATTTTTAATTGTCCTATATTGCTTGTTATGTTTTCTGTGCTTGTAACAAAACATGTAATACGAAACAAGTTTTGTTGTACTTGTTCGATAGTCCATTGATTTTTAGAATAATTAGGATATAGACCTAAACCATTAATCTTAACAAAATTAGCATGAATTTCATCCAATGTGGTTACTAGTTTCGGAATTTCTGATTTAATGACTCCCATTGCGTTAGTTGTTCTGATATCAATCAAAACCTTTAGGACACCTGAATTATTGTTCAAGTCTACCTTATTACTATTATCTACGGTTTCGGCTGATAAACTTACAGGGTGTGTTGTTTGTGTTAAATCAATATTTGCATGAATATAGTTGACAGAATTAGGTTTTAAAGCTACCGTTTCGTTTGATAGTTCAAAATATCTACCTCCTGCTACAATTGAAGTATTGGTGTATTGTACGTTGAGTGCAGTATTTACTGGACTTGACCAGTCTTTGCGTCTGATTGTTCCGTAGTCCATTCCTGTCAACATCATGTATAGTTTTCCGTCATTATTTGAACCGACTGGGAACTCTGTACCATTTGGACTGAAAAATGTAAAGTTTTTAATTGTCATTTTTAACCTTTCTTGAAATTATTTTCGCTTTATCTAAAACTGGGTTATCAGTAATTGATAGCTCTAACAATCTAAATTTTCTACCGCCATAAGGATAACCACCAATTGATACAAATTGTCCTACTTCATACAAGAGCGTAGTTTCAATTCTAAGCGTGTTTTCGCTATTGTAGTATACTTTACCTTGCAAAAGTTCTAAGTGGTCTTTGCGAAGCTCTCTGCACCCTGTGAAGCTATCTATTCTATATTTATCGCCATAAGTAACTACATACTCATATAACATTCCTTTTATTTCCGCTTTCTACAAAGATAAGTCTATCATTGAACTCTGTTTTAACTCTGTCAGCTATATATCCTGAATATAGTTTACCCTCATACCAAACATCGACTAAGTCATTGACATACAAAGTCAAAAGTTCATTTTGATTAAAGAATAACCTTGTGACGATCGTGGAGGGTGAAATTTCAGCTTTAATAGTAGAGATGTCTGGAGGATTTCCGTGGTCATCTCTATCGTAAAACAATGTTTTGACTGTCCTTACATCTGGCAAGTCTGTTCCGTCTCCGTGATAAGTGCTATAATCAATGACATCGCCGTTATTTTTTGCTGTATACAATTTAGGAGCGTCTGTGTAATCGCCAGTTGCTTTGTTTTTAATGAATACGACAGCAAAATTATGAGCTGAACGTTCTACTATTGTTTCCGTGTCCATTGCCACATTTTGCTTAACATCCACCCTTGTTGTGATTCTTTTTCTATTCCAGTTCCTTGAAGCAAAATTAATAAATAACAAGTTCCTGGGGTCTGTTTCAGATGAAGCATGCTGAATGGTTGTAGTTGGTTGGAATTGAACCTTGGAAAATATCCTTTTTGCTACGTCAGTAGCTGATGAAGTTTCTGCTTTTCGGTCAATTGTAGCCTTCCCAGCGAAAATACTTGAATTAAAGAAATAACCATAACTCATTAACTCATCCTTATTAGGGTCAATCAAATAGTCAATGATAGCGGAGTTTGTCGTTTTAGTTTTAGTTATTGCGTTCGGAACATCTAGGCTTTCAATCATTGCCCAAAAATAGTTCTTTAATGTAGCTTTGTTGCCTTCATCTACATCTGTCACAAGATAGACCATATCTAAGTTTAACTTTTTCTTTTGACCTAGAGCTTCCTCGACTGGAACAACTTCAGGAAAAAGAATTTGAACAATATCCCCAACTTCTACCGAAACGGTCAACGTAGCTGATGAAGTATAAAGATAACCCGTTTCCCACAATTCATAGTTAATAACTTGACATCTTGCCTTTGGTATTGGTAGACCTCTTTTGTCTTTTTTACCATTAGGAAGAGTAAAATCAGATATATTATAATAGTTAGGGTTAAAGTTATCATAAACGTTAGCTTCTAACATTAAATGAAGTCCGCCTTTCTCTTGATTTTAAGCTCTGCCTTACTTAAGTTGATTAGTTCCATTTGACCTTTTTCAATTATACGAGTTCTATATCGTTCAAAGTCCATTACAGGGAATAAATTTAATGAAGTCGTTCCGTTCCAACCTTGATAGGTTTCGTCATTTACATCTGTATTTATTAAAATATGATTCTGTGCCTGTTCCGTCTTAAATACAATTGCAGTATATTCATTTCCAATATCGTCTAAAAATCTAATTCCAGTAGGTGTTTTAGGAAGTTTCGGGTATAATATCCCCATAAAGCTAAATATTTCATCTTTTATATCCCAACGGCTTAAACGATCTATATTTGTCTCTCCATAATAAGTGTATGCTTGATTTGCTATGTAGTTATAACCAAAATATTCGCTTATATCAGCAGTTGTGACTTCGTTAGCTGATGGCATCCAAGGGGTGGCGGTTGAACCCTCTTCCCATTTATGACCAGCAGTCCATAAAGCTGAATCTGTTCCAGAACCAGTTATTTCGTACCTAGACCAAATAGTGTCCCCTGCTTTCAAAGTTACATTAAAACTGTCTCTTAACCAATCAAATGTATCACCAATTAGTGTATTCGGTACTATAGTACCAGGCACATTACCGTTTACACCAACGTATCTATATATATTTGATTTACTACCAGCCCCTTTTACATAAGCTGAAAAAGTGTAAACACCGTCTTTTGGAACTTTAAATATTTTATAAATTCCGTTGTATTTAGCGGTACGTTTTTTAACAGTTAAGCCTTTATATGTTCCATCATTTTGCCAAGACCAATAATTTATCCAAGTCCCGCTAAAGTCTTTAGTACCGTCTAATAAATTCAAATTAGGTAGATTTAAAGAAGGACTTGCTTTCAGCCTATTATAGTTTTGTAAAGCTGTTTCGCTACCTTTATAACCGCCATAAATTTTAGACTTACCAGCGATAACTTTACCATTTTTAATCATGTCAAGAGTTAGATTTTCGTAAGTGTACCACTTTGTAATTATATCAAAAGTTATTTTTTCGCTAAAAGTTCCGTTCTTACCGTAACCCTCTGTCTTTGTGACATCTGCTAAAGCTAAATCAGCATAAACTTGAAAAATCTCTGTTTGATATTCAAGTGTAACGAATTTTTTACTAAGAATATCATTTACAAAGTCTTTCATTAATTGATAGTTTTCTTCTAAACTTTCGCCAAACGTTTCTAACTTAAACTCTATTTGAGGTTGAGTGATTGAGCGTGTTCCCATTACTCCGATACCGTTACTTTGCCAAATATTATTAGTTGATTGCAACCCTAAATTAGAGGGCTGGTAAAATCTAACTTTCCCATTTGTAACGTCCCAAACTTTATCACCTGTTCCGTCTAAGTTGGTATGTATTTTATACTGTCTTACCATTAAGCCCTTCCTAGTTCAAATTCTCGTCTGATTGCACGTGCTAAGTTAGAAACATCTTGACCAGCACCGCCTTGTACGTTAAATGTGTTATATGTTCTATTATCGCTTGATACGCTGTTAGTGCTTAGACCGTAACCGCTAGAAGATAAATTAACATCTGTTAAGCCTACTACCATAGAACCTTTGAACAGTCCGCCAAGTTTACCAGCAATACCATTAATAGCTCCCGATATATTGTTAATTGTGTTTGTTACACCTCCTAGAACGCTGTTTATAGTGCTACTGATTCCTCCGAATATTCCACTAAAGAAACTACCGAGCCCACTGAATACTCCTGTTATTGCATTGTAAGCATTAGAAGCGAACCCACCGAAAGCACTGAACACTCCACTAACAGCACTCATTGCACCGTTAAATACTCCACTAAAGAAGCTACCGACTCCGCTAAATACACCTGAAATTGCTCCCCAAGCACTTGAAGCAAATCCACCAAAGGAGCTGAACACTCCACTAACTACACTACGAACCGAATTGAATATTCCACTAAAGAAACCTGAAACTACACTCCATGTTGAGCGAACTACTCCCCAAGCACTAGAAGCAAAACTTCCGATTGCGCTGAAAGCACTAGATACAACTCCCTTTACAACATTAAATATATCACTGAAGAAACCTGAAATAGCACTCCATACTGACCTAACTACATTCCAAGCTGAAACAGCAAAGCTACCAATGGCACTAAATACTGTTGAAACTACTGAACTAACAGCGTTAAATATTCCACCAAACCAAGCTGACAGGCCTTGCCATGTGCCAATAACTAATTGATAAGCACCTCGAATTATAGCCAATATAAGTTGAAAAGCTAAGTTGATTATCGAACCAATTAAACCAAATATAGATTGATAAAAACTAATTAAGGGTTGGAAAGTTGTGACGAACCAATTATAAGCATTTGTTACTAAAGAAGCAATAGTTGTAAATACAGTTGTAACAACATTTACTATTCCATTCCACAGTCCTGTGAAGAACCCTGTAACTCCTGCCCATGCTGTTTGAATTCCAGTAACAACAGTCGTCCATAAGTTAGTGAAGAATGTTGTTATTCCGTTCCAAATATTTTGAATACCTTGAACAATTCCGCTGAACCAATCAACTAAACCTTGCCATATACCTTTTGCTCCGTCAACTGCTCCATTCCATATATCAGAAAACCATTGACCCATACCGCTAAAGAATGAAACTATACCGTCCCATGCACTCTTTAAGAAGTCTACAAAGTCCGCCCATATCTTTTTACCTGTTTTAGTTTGAGTGAAGAAATAAATCAAGCCAGCAACGACCGCTGCAATTGCTATACCAAGAGCAACAAATGGGTTTATAGCCATTACAGCATTGAAAGCGGTTTGTATAGCTGCTCCAATTTTAACTATGTTATTATATATCTCGAAAGCCTTAATGATTCCATTAATAACTTTCAAAGCAACGAATGCACTAGCAAGAACCACTAAAGTTCCTTTTAAGACTGACATAGCAGTTTTACTTTCACTAATTTTTTTTAGAAAATCAGCTATTTTTTTCGTTATTTCTGACAGTTTACCAGCAAATACAGCTATGCTCTTTGCTACGTTGTCTATACTTGTTGCATTTTTTGTTGTTTCTGTATTTATTCCAAGAAATGAATTGATAACATTCGCTATAATAGAAACTATGGAATCAAATGCACTTTTTATGTTATCCCAAGCCTCTAAAAAGGCTAAAGTGGCTGCATTTTCTTGAAGTTTTTGAAACAAGTCTTGGAAATACTTAACTACATTTGATACAGATTTACCAGCACTTTCGCCCCAGTCAGACATCTGGTCTATTAGGCCGCTAATGATAGGAGTTAAAGCGTCAAGCGTAGGAAGCAAAGCAAGCGATAATGTTTCGTTAAAACTATCCCAAGCGTCGCTTATGGTCGTTACTCCCCCACCACCTGCTTTACCAAGTTGTTGCATTGCTTTGTCTAGCATTTCAACAGATATTGCACCTTCTTCACTAGCTTCAGCAAATGAGCCATATTGTTTCAAAGCTGGGTTCATTTCCATAACGGTTGATTTAAGAGCTGAACCAAGAGCTGTGTTATTATCTGTTAGCTGATTAATATTTTCAGCAGTAACTTTTCCAGCTGCTGACATTTGACCATAAGCCTGAACGACACCTTTAAGGTCTTCCCCAGTACCACCAAATGCTTGGTTAGCTTTCACTAATGCTTCTGTTTTACCGACCGCTTTTTTAGCAGTATCGCCTAAACCAATGAACGTTGTTGAAAGTTTTAAAGTATCTTCGGTATTTGCATTTGTAGCTTTAGCAAGATTCTGCATAGATTTGCTTACATAGTCAAAGTCTTGTCCATTGCCTTTGAACTTCATTGTATTTTGCAATGAAATCATGGCTTTTTGAGTATCCATTGCATCAGATACCCAGCCTTTTAAGCCATTACCAACAGCACTGACAGCACTCGCACCAATTTGCCTAAATGCACCTACCGCAATTTCTCTAAGACTGCTAAAACGTGACTTCATGTCGTCAATTCCGCTATTTACACCCTTGGTGTCCATTTTAGCGTCAATGTTCCAAGAACCTGATTTAATAGCGCCCTCGACTTGCTTTATTTCGCCCTCTAGCCTGTTAGCTTGTGTTTCCGCTGTGCCTAAGTCTCTAGTAAGCTGTAACCATTTCTTTTGACCTGCTGGCGAGCTTTTGTCAACTGTAGAAAGTTCTTCTTTTAATTTTGTTGCTTTGTCACGTGACAAGCCCAACTGCGTTTGTAAGTTCTTTTGCAATTGCGCCATTTTACTGGTATTTGTTGGGTCAAGTTTTAGAGCTTCACGTAAGTTTTTAGCTTCTCCTCTAAGCCCTGACATTGCGGTATTAACGCCTTTAAGTGAGTTCTCGAACTTTGTGGTATTACCGTATATCTCGACCTCAAACTGTGCATTACTTGCCATTACATACCCTTTCTTTTACGCCTTTTCTCTTTTTCTTTTTCCTCTTTCTTCTTCTCTGCAATAAGTTCAATTATTTTATAAACTAGTTCTAGTTCCATTTCCATGAACTGCGTTATATCAATTTCGTTATTACCCAAAACAGTCAAAAGTTCTAGAGTTTTATTTTCCTTTACAGTATCTTTCTTTTTCTTAATCAATGAACTAGAAGAAAAGAAGACCATTTCGTCTTCCGTTTCCTCTTTTTCTTTAATAAAAACAGTTTTACAGAAGATATTGATTAACTCGTTAGTCGTAGGAAGCTCTGTTTTATCGTCTAAGGCGTTTTGCAGTCCTCCGTTACAATCTACCCAAAGTATCAATAACTTATCTGTAAAGCTCTCCATTTGCTCTGTAAAGTCATCAGGAATATATCCAGCGACAAAAGAATTTTGTAGGTCTGCAAAGTCTTTCAAATCTGTAATAAAGTCCGAACCAGTTAGTTCTAAGTATCTAATTGCATGTTTTAAAATCATTTACAGTCCTTTCAGCTCATTAAATTTCTTTTTGCCACAGTTCGACCAGTTCTTTAAGTCCTTTACCGTCAGTATCGAACTCAAAGCTAGTACGAAAGTCTGCAAAGTCGCTTTTTGCTTTTACAATGTTATCTTGAAAAAGAGCCAAGTATAGACCATATTGAACGAATTCCATTACATCTGTAATTTCTCCGTCTTCTTTTTTAAGTTCTGTATCCATTGCCTTTTGTTGTTGGAAAAGGTCTTTCCCTGTAATCATTTTAAATTTACGTGCTGTACTCAATTGTTTTGCCATTTTATATATATTCCTTTACTTAGTTAATTTTTAGTCTTATGGATGGTCAGTTACTGCAACGCCTGCCGAAACATCTTTATAACCCTCGGCGGAGAACGTTACGAAATGGGCACCGGGCGCAAGCTGGTTATTTGTTTCTACTTTTCCTTGTGCGTCTTTAATTACTGATGTTACTTTTACATCGTGACCGTTAGAATCTTTCAAAGTAGCTGGCAAGACAACTGTTCCGTCATTATGCCCATGAGTTTTAGTTTGAACGTTTGGAAGAACTGGAGGAATTAATGTAATGCCACCATTTAGTTGAGTATCAGGTTGCATGATGAATAAGCCAGCTTCCATTTTCCCGACAAAGTTTTTTGCTTGTTCTCCCCAAATTTCGTATTCAATAGCAGGAACTTTTTGATCTCCATTCAAATAAATATCCGAATCAGTTGCTTGTACTTTTAAAGTCCATTGAATAGGGTCTACGCCGTCTACTGAATCTGTTTCCGATTCTTTTGTAGGTTCTGCTGTTGGTCTCAAATTTGGATAAACAACTACACGGTAACCGTCAATGAATTCTCCTGTAATTTTATCACGTTTTCGCCCTTTAATAAGATACTGAACACATTTCGTTTTCCAATTACCAGTTGGAGACCAACCCAAGCCATTCGCTGTTCTTTTTTGACCTAACATATCCTCTTTGAGCGCTTGGTCTGTTTGAATAAATACCATTTCGCCTTGAAGTAAGGTAGTTCCTTTTTTCACTCCATGGTCTGGTACGTCATCAGCTGGATAGCTGTTAGTTTCCGCTTGGTCTTCCATTTCGCCAACTGATACCAAACCAGTTACAATTTTATGGTTAGTGAAAACTGGTTTTCCGTTACTCCCCTTTGACATATCAGCTACGATTAGAGCTTCATTACCAAAGAAAATCTCACGTGAATTATAATCTAATTTCATTTTTTCTCTTTTCTATAATTTCATTGAATTGGCGTAGTTAGCGCCTTTTTTCAATGTTGTTTTAACGTCTTGTATACCTTTTTTTTCAACCAAGAAATACATACCATGATAACCATTAGTATAATTAGCTCTAGTACCTGCATTAACTACTACTTTATCGCCTTTTTTAACTTGTTTTAAGTTTCTTGCCAATTGACCAGTATTTTGATATCTAGCATAAGTATAGGTGTGACCGTGGCTTCTGATTAGTCTAGTCCTTCGGGCTGCAGCATCTGCCTTAGCTTTAAACTCTGCTTCAAACCAATCGCCCAAGCGTTCTGTTACTTTAGTTTGCATTTCTTTAGCTATGTTTGCTGTATTAAGTAAATTCATTGCCATGGTTGACCACCTGCACCACAAGGCAAATAAACACTTCCAGTATAATTGTACAAGTGGCTATTCTCTGACCAGTTCGTCATATTCCAACCGTTTCGCAAAACATCTCCGACTAGTCCAACAAGTTCATCATCAACGTCTTTAACAGATAAAACAACTTGATAATAGTAACCCATGACAAAGCTCGTATTATCCATTTTAATGACCTTTGAGTCACTAAGTGATAAATATACCGTCTTGTCTACTATCGTGTCCTTAACGCCTAAAATAACGTCATTTAAAGGCATTGTAAGTAAATTGTTGTACCAATCTATATATGAATCAAATTCCATTGCTTACTACCCCCTCTAAAATCATCTTGTTATTTTTAGGGTTTCTTTCCCATGTTGTCCGCTTGAAAGTTTCGCCTTTTTCGTCCAAGAAATAGTTGAAAATCAAGTCTTCCATTTCTCCGATTCCGTTAAGCTCATACCGTACATTTTTACCAAGTCCAATCATAGAAAACTCATCAAGTCTTAACTGACTAATTCTCTGTTTAACTGCTGGCAAAGTGATAGGGTTTATAACATTGTCTTCCGCACCGTTCTTCTTCTTAACAGTCGTTTCTACCTGTAATGTAACTTGTGAAAATATCATTAAATACCTCCATAATACATTAACTCTTGCAAAGAAGCCAGACGTTTCATTTCAGCGTTTCGCCATTGTTCTGCTGGTTCATCAACAATATTAAGCCGACAATAACAAGAGATAAAGTTTTTCACTAATACACTTGTTTCGTCAGCTTTAATACCATTTTTTTCTAGCAATTTAATAGCTATTGAACGGAATAAGATAAGTTTACTATCATAAGCTGTTACTGAAATCGGAATACCACAATAGACCTTGATATAATCTATCATTTACTTCCTCCGTTTTATTCTTATGAGACTGTAATTACTGCACCAGCGTTAAGAGTTTCAACGTGTCCGCTTGTTAGTGTTTCAACCAAAATCATGTTGCTATTAGTTTTCCATTCAAAGGCATCAACTCTAGTAAGGTCTTGCATATCAATGTGATATTTTTGGTCTACTAATACAGTAGGTTTAACAGCCTTTGTACCTGTATAAACAATGATTTCATCTACTCCAACTTCTGAAGCAATTTCAGCGTCATCATTTTTAATACGAACGTTAGCGTTAGCAGTCGCTTGGCGTAACTCATCTAACAAGGCTCTGCGGTCTTCTGCTTTAACAATCAAATAGCGACGTCCAGCAGTAGGACGAACAAAGTCAACCGCTTCTTCAATAGCGTCAGCAAATGGAGTTTTGCCAGCTGATTTGGCTTTTGTAGTAATTTTTTTGATTTTTTTAGCGTCTGCTTCTTTTTCGATTGATTTAAAACCGTTTGTTCCGTCTCCCTCAACAAGCGCAAGGTCGACAATTTTGTTAACGATAGCTTGTGTAAGTTCTGCTACAATCAAGTTGTAAAGTTCAGAATAAGACATTTGAAGTCGTTTAACACGTTCAGCAAGTGATTGCAATTTATAAACCATCACAGGTTCAAGAGTATCAATAGTGAGTGTGGCTGCCTGCTCTGTTTTTGTTTGTCCGTCTTTGTGGACTTGTGCTTCATTTGATGAATCAAAAGAGCGTGATACGAGCAAAGCGCCGACATTTGTAACACGGAAGACTTGGAATACTGGGTTAGTATTTAACAAAGCTGTGTTGATTGACTCAACCAATTTGCGTGGAAGTTGGAAAGTTGTATCTGTGATAGTTACACCATTTTCAGCAAGTTTTGCATTCCAAGCGTTTTTAATTTCTGATTTTCCAGAGTTCTTTTTCAATACATCAAAAAATTCTGTTACAGCGTTTTGTGATTCAATAAAGTTTTTCATTTTAGCTTTTCCTTTTGGTTTTTCTTCCTGTGCGTTAAGTTCATTCTCAATTTTGATAATTTCAATTGAATTTTCTGAAAGTGTTTTTTCTAATTCTTGTACTTTTGGCAAGTCTTCAATTGCGTTTTTTACTTCAAAGCCACTAATTTGAGATTTTAAAGATACGTTATTTTCTTTAAGTTCTGCCAAGCGATTTTGTTTTTCGATTAAATCAGGTTTATTCATATTTCTTTTTAATATCCTCAATTTCTTTCAAAGCGTTACGGCTTTCAATAATTTTGTTGCGTTCTTCTGTAAGTTCTTCGCCTAAGGCATTTTGAATAAATTTTGCGTTAGGGTCTGCTGGTACTGAAACAAGAGAAATTTCTTTAAACTGTGCTTTATTTACAACTAGAGCGTCATTATCATCAAAAGTATAATCTGTGATGTAATAGGCAATTGATAGTGAATCAAACGCTCCATTTTCAACAGCCTTGTTAATGTTTGGTGCATTGTCATAAAGCGTAAAGTCAGTTAGATATTTATTAGAAGCTAAGTCATAATAAACTTTTGCGTCCCCGATGACTTCGCTAGATCCAGCACCATGTTCATATAGCAATGGATATCGTTCTCTAGCAAACTCAATACAGTTAGGAGTCAAGATAATACCATTAAGGTTCTCTACACCAACTTCTGACCCAATACCTTGGAACGACTTAGAACCGTCCTCGTTTTCAGTCACTTTAATTTCAGCACTATTGGTTATTAGTTTCATCTGTGCTTGTTACGTCCTTTCTACTGCCTTGTAGGTCACTTAGACTATTAACAGCAACGGCATTAAGGTTAGTTATGTAAATATCTCCACCCTCGATTGGTTGCTCGCCCATTTTAACAAGAAGTTGATTTACTGTAAAAATAGGAGCGTTAATATTTTCATGATACAAGTCAATTAATTCTTTCAAAGTTGCAAACTTGAATAGCTGGTTATCTACGATTATGCGTTCATAATATAAATTATCCTTATTTATTCGTCTGCGGCCTGTTGAAATCAGTTTATAAGTCAGTTCCTTTTCAAGTTGAATCAGTAAAGGAATGATAGTAGAGTTGTAAAAATAAATTTGTTGTTCTTGCGTAGCAGTACCAAGCAAAATATTTTCATTCATAAAGTAACCTGTCAAAAGTTCAGATTTAATAAGGTCAATTTCATCTTTGTTCAAAACAGAATAATCTTTTTTAAGTTCTACAATTTCCGTCTTGTTATCAACTGGCGTCAAACCGTTGTAACTCGAACCATCTTGCATATTCTTTATTGTTGTTAAGGCTTTTTCTCGATACTCCTGTGTATTATCAATGTCAAGAAAGGCATTAATTTTCAACAAGCCACGCAATTTACCTTGTTCCAGCTTAGTTTGAATACTAGCTAGAGCATTATCTAAAATACTTGTGTCTTCATTGATATAAAAAGGACTGAAAAGCCTTACTATTTCTTCAGGTTTATATTCTTTTCCATCATTAGTAAGCAGTAAGTCTGCTAGATCGCCCGTTTCACGGTCAAATTTAGGGTACAGGTCAACATAGCGTGTGCATAGCAACTTTTTAATTACTTTCTGCCAAAACTCCATGCTATTGTGTTCGCCCTTAGGGCTCCAATTGAGGACCTCATCTAAATCAGAACCTGCCTTACTAATCAAAGGATCAGAACCAGTCTCATCTTTTTTATATTTTACATGCTGAAATTCTACTTTTGTTATTTCATTAGCGATTTTATTATGAATGTTAGTCACAAAGGCACTTGTATATTCTACCGCTTCGTTTTGCCACGCTGTGACTCTTTGAGTATCATTGTTTAGTTTTCCACGTGAAAATGATACCACTTTTCCGAATAAGTTCAATTTTTCCCCTTTCTACCATAAACTCACACCTTTCCCACGTTTATACTCGCTTGTCTTCTTGTTATGGCAAGACTTACAAAGGAGTTGTAGGTTATCGGGGTTCAGCGCTATTTTCCAATCATCAATATTTTCCCAAGTTAGCTCTATAATATGGTCTACTTCGTATTTTTTAGCACCGAATGCACCACATCTTACGCAAGTCATCTTATCACGTTGTCTTACATAATCACGGACTGCCAACCATTCTTTTTTATTGTACCAGCCACTCTCTCGGACTGTGTCAACGTTATACTTCATCTGACACCGCCATTTCTAGAGCCATTGTCAAAGCAACAGTAGGGTCAATTTTATCTTTTTCAAGTTTTTTAGTATACATGTAATCCCCACTTTGTCCGATCTTAACAGCAGTATTATTTAAAGCCCATTGCATGACTTTTTGATTATGGATAAGTTTATTTTCCACTAACTTAGATTTTAATAACTTGATGTAGTCGTTCATTGAGAAACCTTGTCGAATAGCTCGTTGGTTATCTCCGTCTTTGTCAAAGAAGTAACGCTCAATCAAACCTTTTAAAATTTCGTATCGTGCTGGGTCATAACCGATCTTTCTAAGTCTGCACCCTGTCTTGGTTCTAAAGTCGTTGATATATGGTATTAAGTCATTTACATTAATGTATTCCGTATCAAGTAAGATTAATTCGCCTCTGTCAACAAATTCAGTCCATAGTTCTTGCTGTTCTGTGTCTAGTTGCTCATATTGCGAACGTACAGAGAATGTAAGTGTGTGGCTGTAAGTTTTACCCTCTAACTCACAAACGAACGACACAGCGGTTAAATCGCCAATTAAGGATAGGTCAATTCCTACATAAGTTCTATTTTTATTAAATACAGATAAGTTAAATTCTGTTAGTTTAGTATCTTGCGGAGTGAAGTAGTAAGCTGTGTCCTGCATAGGTAATCCCATATTAAACGCTAAGAACTTATTCTGTAACGCTGGATCTCCTTGCGCAAGCTCATACTCTTCAATAACTCCCGACCACTTAGGTACATGACCAATAAGAGGTAGTGCCATAGTCCAATTCTTTTTATCTTTGACCTGCTCGTGATTTTCCAGCATGTAAAGCAAGCCGAAAGACCTATCATTGTAAAATTCTTCTTCTGATTTGAAGCGTTCAACAAGTTTATCATAAAGCCCATCTCGTTTAAGTCCGCCAGAAGTGATATAAATACTTTGCCAGTTGTCTTGTTTTTGACGTGAACCTTTATTGACTGATTCTGTTATATCTTCGCCATAGGTATGGACTTCATCAAATATATTAAGAGAACTGTTACCACCTTGCGCCCTCAAAGTATCATTTGTTTGTTTTTTGAAAGTGGTTTTAAAGGAAGTAAACAATAGCCCTTGTTTTGTACTCTTGAAAATCTTGTTTTCATTGTATACCCTTAATGTATCGCTTGCTTCCGTTTGATTCCGAACTTGGTCAAATACGTGTCTAGCCTGTGTGTTATCGTATGCAATAACTAAGCTCTCTCCACCATATTGTCCGCCTAAAATCATCCAGTTAAGCACGCGTGTAGCCATTAAACTTGACTTACCAGAGCCACGCCCTAAATTAAGGAAAATTTCATTAACTAGGTTGACCTGAACGCCTTTTTCATCAACCATATCATAGCCAAGCATTAACTCATACCACCAAAGCTGTGGAGGTAGTAGCTTGATTTTCATAAGGTTACCAGTAGTTAGATAGAAATTGTCTTGTATCCATTCAATAGCTTGTGTAACACGGTCATAGCGATAAATATACTTATTATGAATACGTATTTGCTTCTGAATAGTCTTGCGAATGTATTTATTAATAATAATGCCATTTTCTTTGTTGTATTCCAACATTTTATTCAAATAATACATTTATTCAAACCCTTTCGGTGCTTCAACTTTTGGTGTTTCGTACTTACTTAGCTTATAGTCATCAAGTTCTTCAATCTTAGCTTTAAGGTCATGAGCGCTTGATTCTTCTTGTTGTAATCTCCGCCATTCAGTAGGGTTATAAAGTTCAGGGTTTCCAGCCTTAGCAACCATCATCGCTACTAAGCTATCTTTATCCATCTCTTTTTCTTTAACCTTTACTTTTTCAACGTTTCCGTCAGCGTCGTAGATTGTTTCTGTTTCTTTTAGCGTTCTGACCGTCAGTTTGCTCGCTAAGGCACTTTCAGCTAGTTCTAATAGATTTCCCCTAGCGATACCTTTAGCTTCGTCATACGCCTTTATATTGTCATCTCGCCACTTCCTAAAAGTTTTAGCAGAACAATGCAAACTGGTGTAGATTTCTCTGTCATTACAGCCTGATTCAATTTTATCAATGATTTGACTAAAAAGTGGTTCTTCGTACATCTTAGGTAAAATTGTGGGTCTTCCACCGTTTTGTGTTTGCATATTATCCTTTCTTTTAATGTGGTTATATCGTTTAAAGCCTATATTTTCGTTTCTAAGAGCAGCAATAACTTTTGCTTATAAGTTTACCCGCTTGGGTAACTCTGCTCTCACAAGCCAAAATATTAGTATATATATCTATAATTAAAATTTAGCAAAGATTTAGCGAGATTTGGCGAAATTTTGCGAGATTTTGCGAGATTTTGCGAGATTTTTCGCCAAAAAGCGCCTTTTTGCGGCCCGCGGCGGGGCGCGGCCGGGAGTCCTT